CGACCGTGACTTGATGTTACTCGTATAACTGGTGTAAGAAAACGTTTTAAATATCCGCGTTCTATCAACTTTGGCCAAAAGAGATGAATGAATGTCATCAATAACGGAAGAATCTTTCCACAACCATCTAAATCTTGATCTACACAACCAATCAATCCCCCGTAATTCAATGTAGAAATTTCTTCGTCGGTTTCGTACGTTAATGCGTAGTCTAAGCCTAACGCATCGACAATCGCAGTTAATGTTTTATTTGATTTTAACTTTTCATTTCTAATAATTGTTGTACCATTACCGGAAGGAGTTTTTATTTCATTTATATTTCGAAGTGCATTCATAATAACACCACCTAGAGATATTATCCCATAATAATCAAAACTAGGACCACCGGGATTTTTCTTACCGAGTGTGAGTCCCGCGCGTAGTAGAGAAATTGCACTATCCCCTTCGGCAGCTAACAAGTAACATTTATCGCGATATCGAGTTCCTTCTTTACGAGCACGAGTGTATTTGTCAATATGTACTTTATTCTTTCGGGTCTTTTTATTGCGAGTTGATCCCATAGATTGAATAATATCTTCAGCAACGCAAGTCGCAATACTTTTCAGAAATGCTGCCGGAATTGCGTATCGAGTGATTTCGGTTGATGGCATGTCTAGCTCATCTTTGCATTGACCAGACCAATCTGCTCCTGGTATCGCTCCTATAAATACAAGAAATAATCGCTTACAGGCTTCGGTTACATTAATTTGCAACTTACTATCCCTGATTAATTTCCGAGTTACAGTTTGGACAGAGTTACATATTTCTTTCTTTATATATTGAAGATGAGGGCCCTTAGTACAAATAACTCCATTAACGACCATTATTGAGGAAAACTTATTTGATCCAGGCAAAACCGAAATTGCCACATCCCATTTATGTTTTTTGAATGGATCTTCAGGGTGTTTCATTATACATGAATGTATATCGGGAGTTTCTGCCAATCCCTGAAATGCAATCAAACGTAAAAGATCAGTTGCGTTTGTAGTTTCGCATCTAATCCCGTTAAGAAGGACTTCGACATCGGGACCTACATAAGCGGCGGCTTGGTGTAGTAATAGGCGAAGCCATGCGTTAAGATCCGAATAATCCGAAAGAGATATTTTTTTTCCTCCTTTTAAATTATATCCCAATTCTTCATAAGCTGGCAATAACGTAATATTCGTATGGGATGGATTTTTAGAAATATCTATAGATTCTATTTTGGGTAAATTTATTATTTTCATACGATCTTCGAATCTCTGAGTATATAGTTTTTTAGATTTATGATCACATGTTCGTACTACAAATATTTTAGAATGTATATTTGCGAGCTTGGCACCAAGACCATTAATTCCTCCTTTTACACAATCGGGCGGTTTTTCCATATTTGATCCCGCTAGAAACATACCAAATGCCACCTCGGGATTATAAACTGTCCTCCCTTTCTTAGATGTAGCTACTTCGTTCACTAGTATTGGGATACCGGGACCATTATTTTCATACGATATTACACCTGATTTATTAAAATTAACATGGAAATATGTAACACGTTTATTTTTACTACGATTGGATTTAGAAATTATCACGTGGTCGGTTACATTAGTTACTAATTCTTTGAACCATGATTGCAGACCCGCACGGGTGTGTGGATTGGTAATTTTAATCAAATTCAAATCAGGAGTTAGTCCTTGCATATTTGGTATAGTCGTGGGACTGATTGAACCGGCCCACATACCTTTCATACGGGCATGCTGGGCAAGGTCAAATATCTTAAACTGGTCACTGCTTTGAGAAGACATAATTTGCGTATGTTAATATGCGTATGGTAATATGCGTATGGTAATGGAAACCTTTAATGCTTATATACCTATTATTTCTTTTTATTCAAAATTAGTATATAAGAGTCATTCTTTAGTGTATTAAAGAGTCATTCTTTAGTGTATTTAAGCATAAAAAAGATTTATTTATGTTGTGCATTATAATAAACTTTAACCTATATTTGGGTCATGATCGGGTTCACTTAGTGAATACATATTTTTTGAGTATATAGTGGGTCCTTCTGATCCATAATGATCTCTCATATTTCCTTCATTATTTGCTTTATACAGAGAATTGGGTCTTGAGGGTAGACTCCATGTATTGGGTAGGCCATCATCATAAACCTTTATACCTTCAGTACCATATTCGGCTAATCCATGACAGGAGTGTGACATTTGGTTTGCATATATTGGGCGGGTATATTCCCTATGTTCATATAGCTTTCCTGTGATTAGAGGATCTACGTCACTTGTTAAATATAGGGGATCTTGGGAATCCATCGAGAAATTAAATTTACCGGTTTTTTTGTCACATTCCCCCCCATTAAGTCCCTTGCATTTAGTCCCACACTTATTATTAACTAAACAACCGGCCCCATCTGCTGGATATCCTTTTCCTGATGAATTACAAAATTCAGTATCTTGATAATTTCCCGCCGACATTGGTGTAATATCATAATTTTCATCTAATGCGAATTTGTTTTCATACCTTTCGCTCTTTTGCATATTTTCTTGTTTGGATGACAGTTCTTTATTTTGATCATCGGCCATATGCCAACCATTCGGCCATACATCATATCTTAATTCGGATGCTTGCTTACCAAAAGTATATCCCGACTTACACTCTCCTATATGATTCGAGTCGAATTTATCTTTTTCTCCATTTAAATTACAATATGTAAAAACCATCACAGTGATAAGTACAATAAGAAGAGCAACTGCCATTTGGTATATATTTTTTATTTCTATAAAGGCGAAATTGATTATATATTAGATTATTTCTTTACGGCAATAAAAAAACGTTTATTAAGAATTTTAATATAAACATTACTGGACATCCTATTGTCCATATTACAACGAATAGGGTGTTTTTATACCCAAGTACACATATTTACAGGATTTTTCGGGTCTCCGGAAAGACATTGTTCCATAGTACGCGAACGGCCATATGCCCCTCTGAATCCCGATTTCTTATAACAACTAGGTAGCATAAAGTTTAACCATTTCATTTCATATAAATTCAAGAGAAGATTAAGACCAGTAAGGGCAATAATGACAATCAAAAATGTCATAAGTACAGCGTTAATTTTATCCAACATTATTTTTTAGCTTTGACTTCTGGAGATATATATACAGCGTCTATATAACATTAAATAAAAAATACCTTTAAGACTATATAATCTAGATTTTTGCATATATTTTTTTTTATTATTAAAAAGAAGTACTTGAGATTCTTACTTATCCCGAAATAAATGTTTACGAAATTTCAACATTTCATCATCGCTGATACGGTTCTCGATGAAACGTTTATATGGTGTGCCTTCTATACGAGATCGAATATAAAAGAGTGAATAAGGTCCACATTCCGTCTTAGAGTCTTGATGCCTAATACTAGTAACTGCTACAGTTTTGACTTTCCCCCATGGAGGATTACGAGATCTATATGTTTCCATTATAACCTTAGATTCTTCCATCCACTTAACTACCTCTTTAGTTGGAGGGTTACCTGAAGAATTAAAATATTCAATCGTCCAATTTTTTTTACCCCTAGCGTCAATAAATATTGCTACCCAATGTTTACCCCTTCCTGAACTGACATCTGTGTTAAGAATGCACCCCATTATATTACATGGGCGTTTTACAAAATTACCGTTTCCTAAATTTACATCTTCATTTCCCGATAATATATCCAATATATTAACTACCGCTAGTGACCCACCTACTTTTGCAAAATCAATCATATTAAATTCGTAAGGGTAAAAATTATTAAATTGATTGGACCATTGATGAAATACATCTTCATGGTTAAAATTACTAAGAAGGGAATTAGAATTTCTTGGACCCTTAGCCTTAAAATTCTCTCTAAGTTCAGTAGATATGTCAATATCCGGATCTACTTTGTTTATGAAATTTTTCATTCTAGGATGCTGAATTACACATGATTCTGATTTACACCCGAGTACAGCAGCAGCCTTACGGACAGCAATGGCAGCTTTGGAATTGCCAGGTGGTAGAACGTAGTCTTCCTCTATATTATGATTAATAATTTCTGAAATTATATCATCACCTCTATCTATTTCAACTTGGGTAACAAACTGGTCAATAGCAGCTACTGTTTTTTTTGAAGAACATGGTTCGCAAGAATTTCTATTATCAGCGCATTCATTTGGTAAGGTTGTCACAAATTGTTGTATTTTTGAATTACTCATTGTTTTATAGGGGCGTTGTATATATTTTATATTTTATATTTTATATTATACAACAATCGACTACCAAAAACGGGTATAATAAATGTCAATTCTTCAGTATGTCAGGAATAGAAAGTGCCCAAAGATAACATATAAAGAATCTCAACTATCGTGCGATTGTATTCTTAATCCCGAATTGGAAGATGATTCTAATATAATTTCAGAAATTGTTGAAGACGATGGCGACAAAAGCGAATGTAAACCATGTATGGCGAATACTATTAGCGACAGCAAAGACGATGGCGACGATAGTGATGACGGTAGCTATGACAATGATGATATTGCAACATTAGGAGGTGTATCATATGTTGTTGGTGGGTGGGGTACTTATGAAGTAAACAAGAGAAAATATCGCTGGCATGCTGATAAAAAATCTCGTATGTCAATATATTATCCGGGTCGTACATTTATAACTCCTTATGATGTTATTTTTGGTATTATGTGTAAACATTCTAAAGTTTTACATAAGACGCTTAAAGAATTTGTATACACTCTCAGGAATTATATTAGTAGGCAGATGATACTAATATTCCAAGGAAATAGAAAAAAGGTATCAATTTCTAAAGATATTCTTGATCCTGATATTATTGAGGATAATATTATATTATACCAATGGGATTCCGAAGAACTTGAAATATTATGTAATAAGATATACAAAAATCTATCAACGGACAAACCTCCGGTTTTAAGCAACTATGAATTCCCTAAAGGTAAAGCTGATGTAAATAACGATAAAGAAGTATTAGCATTGGAAAAATCAGTGAAAAAATGTATTCGGGAGATTGAATTATTTCATATAAAAGTTGTGAAATGGCTCAATAAAGTCATTAAACAGATAAGGGTTTAAATTTAAATTGAATATGTAAGTTGTAAAGATTATAAATATTACTTACGCAAGTAATATGATATCCAATAATTTGACTCAAAATAATGAATCCGTAGATGATTCCGTAAAAGATTTAGTAGATGATTCCGTAAAAGATTTAGTAGATGATTCCGTAAAAGATTTCGTAGATGATTCCGTAGATGATTCCGTAGATGATTCCGTAGATGATTCCGTAGATGATTCCGTAAATTATTTAGTAGATGATTCAATATTTCATTTGATTCGTAATGGGTTAAATGAAGTGATAAAAAATTTCATTTCCCAATCTGCCGATAATCCTAAACAGGGAACTGAAGCTTGGTTAGAAAAACGTTCTACGGTAGTAGGCGGTTCTGAAATTGCAACTGTTATGGATTTGAATCCGTACAATTCAGTAAAGGACCTCGTCGGCCTAAAAACTGGAATTAAGCAACGTTCTCCCAGTGGAGCAGCTTGTTATTGGGGTACCTTATTCGAACCGGTAATTACTCGTTTTGTCGAGCTTGACTGCAATACACTAATTACAGGGGATAATATATGGATAGCTGGTGAACCCGGCCATGGTTTTAGTCCAGATGGTTATGGTGTTTTCACATTCAAAAAAACACCAAATGGTAAATTATCATTAATTAAAAAATATGATAATGATAAGAATCCCGAACAGATTTTACTTATTGTACTAGTCGAGTTTAAGTGCCCATTTAGTCGTCGCCCTTCTACAGGTAATATTCCAAAATATTATACCCCACAATTATGGTCAGGTCTCTCAATCTCGCCAATTGCAAGTGTTGGATTATTTATCGATTCGGTTATTCGTAAATGTAATTTTAATCATTTACAATGGAATGAACATTACGACATTAAATATCATACTGGAGACCTTCGCGGTTCAAGAAAAAATAATCCAAAACCGACTACTATTTGGGGGGAACCTGTAGCATTGGGTATGGTCGCTGTAACTATTAATACGACTGATTGGCAATTGTTAGATACTTTGGATTATTTATATAAATCATTTAGTAAATTATACGGATCTGATGGTATTATATCTGGACAATTTGATACTACAGTATATGATTTCGGTATTGCAAATTCCACATTATTCAATCTAATACTTTCTCAGATTAATTGTAATAATTTTTCTACAATATATCTAGACCCTTGTGTAGAAATTGATTGCCATTATGATACTGATGTAAAAATGGATATAATCAATTCCATAAAATTGGAACCAAAGACTCGACTTCTCGGAATAATTCCATTCAAAATTTTCGAAGTACATTATGTTCCGGTATACCGCAAAATTAATTTCCTGGAAGATGTAATGCCAAAAATCACAAAATTGTGTAATGAAGTAAAAACTATTAAAACTTCTTTGGATCCGGAGCAGGCATATACTAACTATATCCTAGGTGGTGATGGAGGGAATATCAGTGTTGATGATTTCGAAGCGATGATGCGATAATTTCGATGCGATGATGCGATAATTTCGATGATTTCGAATCTATAATATTCAAAAAAAAAGATTGTATTGAATTATTTTTTCGGACGAGCAATTTGTAGATTTGCTTTTATAATAGTCCTATAAACAATTGCGATTCCTGCACTCTCCGATATTCGTTCAATGCGTGCGATTTGTCCGGGTTTCCCATTTAGCCATGCTATTGCAGGATCGTTATGAAATATATTAAATAGATCATCTCTGGTAATTCTTTCTTGTGAGAGATATTCTTCGGCCTCCTCATCTGTAAGAATAGAATGTTTTGGAACACCTACATAATTTGGAACATTATTTGAGAATACATAATATGAGAATGCCATATAGTATGTTCCTGATGACTTTTTCTGATACAGCTGAATGAGTGATATTAAATTCTTTTTTGTAAAGAATTCGGGTTCTGCGACTATAATAACTTCTGCTACTGAAGTTTTTCTTTCGATAGAAACTAATAACTTCTCCAATTTAGGTTTGCTCGTCGAATATCCACTTCCTTCAAGTATAATTACGACTATAACATTTTTTCCATGTTTATTTTTTGCAATTACTTGAAAAACATCATCTCTCTTTATGGTTGCAATGAATGTATCCCTACTTATATTGCTTTCTTCCATCAGGTTCAATCCCCTATATTCAATATATTCAAGTACATGGGTATATATTTTATAAGGAGGAAATTCCATAGTTTTAAGGTATTAGCAGATGATTTGTATATTGTAATAGAATGATAGATTCAAAAGTATTTTTAATAGAATGAAAAGTATATTTATGTAAAAATGAATGGATATTAAAAATTCATTGTAAAAGTTTTACATATGTAATTATATCATTGCTCTATCATAGTAAATCATAACTTTAGTGTAATAATCAAATATAATGAATAATCACGAACTCGCGCTAGCTGATAGTCAGGAACTTGTACAGGCCTTGTACGTTGTACTCGTAGTCCTCGTAATCGCAACTGTTTGGATGTACTACAAGAAAGGTGAATGTGAGAATGAGATGGAGTCTTATATGAAGACAGCTCAAGGTGCAACTATCGGTGCTGCACAATCTGCGGGATTCCGCAGCCGATTTAGGTCTAAGGAAGGTTTGGCTCCGAATGGATCAAAGAACGGACCTTGTGGTAATAGTTGGGATCCTACTGCAGTTGCCGAAGCTCAAGCCCTAGGTATTTCTATGGGATATGAACATTAAAAAAAACAATAAACTTATAAAATAATTATTTACACAGCATACCCGCTTTTTATTTTAGAAATACTTTAATTCTATTTTCTATTTTCTTTCTTTTATTTTTTTATCTTTACTTACATATAC